ATGGGTTACATAAAGTTTAAAAATAAAAAGACCGTATCAAAGGTCATCGTATCAGAGGAGAGCCCTCATGTGATCCGGATCACCGGAGACAACATCACAGTAAATACTGACGGCTTCCGGCTCTACCTGGATGAGGGATGCAAATATCCGCTTGACAACGGTGAGTATGCGGCATATACCACGCTGTACCGCAAGGGTGACGGCTGGTATGAGCTGTCCGATAACGGATCCGTCTATGTTGAGCCGGTTGCACCGGTGCAACCGGAGCCCACAGAAGAAGAACTGGAAGAAATGGCCAGGCAGGAGCAAATCCGACAGGTGACAGCACAGATCAATGACTTGAAGGAACAGATTGCTGCCAGTGACTATAAGGTAATCAAGACCTATGAGTACACACTTCTCGGCGAGCAGACCGAGTACGATATGGAGGCTGTCCATGCAGAGAGACAGGCTCTCCGTGACCAGATCAATAGCCTAGAGACCAAGCTGGCAGATCTGACAGCAGAGTAGGAGGTTGCCTATGAGAGTGAGAGACGGTCCGCCCACACAATTACATAGTAACTGTTGAGCCAAGAGCCGATTACTTCCCTGCCGGGAGGTGACCGGCTTTTATTTGAGTGAGGTGCGGCATGAATGAAACCGAAATGGAACATCGACTTACTGAGGTAGAAGCCAGATCGAAATCCAATACTCATCGAATTGATAAGTTGGAGAGAGTGACGGAAGAGATCCATACCATGTCAAACACGATGATTCAGCTAGTGGAGGAAGTAAAACACACCAATGAGACGGTATCAAGCCTGGATCAGAAGGTTGAAAAGATGGACAGTCGTGTCGATGACATGGAGCGTGCTCCTGGAAAAGAGTGGAGCAATGCGAAAAGAACAGTATTTAACACCGTTGTAGGTGGACTTATTGGAGCTATAACTACAGGACTTATCTGGGCTGCAGTGCAGGCATTTTTATTATAAGGAGGATATGAGTTATGAGTACAAGTACAATCATGGTAATTATTTTGGCAGTGTTGACAGCACTGGTGGTAGGAACATTTTTATGGGTGTATATCCGTGACAAGACTATCGATGAGATCAGAGTGGATGTATATCACTTGTTCCTGAAAGCAGAGCATAAATTTAAGGAATCCGAATCCGGAAAGCAGAAAATGAAATATGTAGTAAGTCAGGCACGAATGCTTTTACCGTCATGGCTGCAGTATTTTATTACTGATGATTTTTTGGAAAGCGTTATTGAGCAATGGTTTCGTGCAGTGAAAGACCTGCTGGATGATGGGAAAATGAACGGATCTGATAAGGAAGAGGTGAAAGAATAATGAAAACAGGCAACGGAATGGTGGAATATGCACGCAATAGACTGGGGACACCGTACTTTTACGGTGCCAAGATACCGGAAGGTGGCCTTACAGAAAAGAAAATGTCCACCATGCATACAATGTACCCTAAGGTGGTAACCACTTCATATATGGCAAAAGCGCGCCGTAAAGGGCAGGTGGGTAAGGTTAACGTAGACTGCTCTGGACTGATCGCCGGATACCGGCAGCTTAACATCGGTTCCTATCAGCTCTATCAGACGGCATACACCAGGATGCCGATTGCAAAGATCAATGATTTTGCGGTGGGAACCGTCTTGTGGAAATCCGGGCACGTAGGTGTGTATATCGGAAAAGTAAACGGAGTACCTATGTGTATCGAAGCCAAGGGGATCAATTATGGCACAGTCATGACAAAGGTATCCGCGACAAAATGGGTGTATGGCTTGACTTTTAAGAATATGGATTACACCTACGATGTAAAGGTACCTGGAACCTGGAAGGGAGTAAATCCATATAAGGAGCCTACAGCCATTGTCACTAGCGTGGCGCAGGCAAAAAAGAAAGGTATCAAAAATTACATCTCACGAGGTGAAGGTGTCAAGTGGATCCAGTGGGAACTGATGGAGGCTGGTCTGCTGACGGAGGCTGATATCGACGGTATCTGTGGTCCTAAGACAGTGGTAGCGATCATTGCCTACCAGAAGTCCTGCAAGATCACAGCGGACGGACTGGCCGGACAGACCACAAGAAAGTATCTGGCTGCAGCTTAATCTATTGACGTGCCGCGAGGAATATGATAAATTAAACGAGTATTATATTATTCGTTTCATCGAAAGGGCAGAGAGTGTTGGGAAAACTCTCTGCCTGTTCTCGTTTAAATGGCAAGTTAGCAGTACAAGATGCTAGCGCACGGTTAAATCCAATTAATGGGTCATTGACATATTCTCAGTTGCGAAAATACGGGAAAGTAGTAACTATATCTTTTAGGCTAACAGATTGCGATATACCATATGGTACTGTTATATGTACTCTGCCAGAAGGTTATATACCATCTACTACGTGGATATCCATTTTTGGTCAAGTGTACGATGGATCATCTTGGATTTCTGGATCAATCACAATCGACCTAGGTGGAAACATAAGACAAGAAATCACGCAAAACAATACTAAAATGTGTATTTTTAGTGGTGCATTCATTACAGATTAATGGATGCAAATGCGAGATTATATGTTCCAGTTGTACCAAATATTACACTATCACCTGCGGAAAATGGTATACATACAGCTGTAGGCGTATCTGCCGTTGTACACAATGCCAGAAAATAATTGGGTTGTTTGCCTGATCGAACAGATGCCCACCCATTTATTGCACCCTGTATAGTGCCTATTACATAACCATTTGTCTGGCACAGGTAATTACTCTGTATATTTACAGCTGATTTATAATCTGGAGTCATTAACTTGCCATTTATTCCATGTCTTTTATATAATCTATGTAGTCCATAATTATTTTTTGTATCACATCGCTGTATTTATCTGCAATTACATAGTAGTCATATCCGTTATATTTCCATAAAAAAAGCAAATTAGAAGAATAATATACATGGATGTCTACATTATTATATGTTCTTTTATAGCAGAAACGATATCTATTTGAAACGTTATAGTTCTTTGCCATTCCAATAATATAAATTCCGTCCGAAGAATAACTAAGTTCATAACTATTCACCTGTACATTTTTATCATCATAAGAGGACTGGCTGGGACTGGTGAGCATGGAAGTTCCGGAAGAATTCTTATCCATCCACCAGAAGAATCCACGATGATGGTCCGCTTGACTGTTATGGCTTAAAGCCAAAATCATAAAGGATATAGCAACGGCTGCAATAGCGGATAGAGCAACTGCAGTAGAATGATTCCTCTTTGGTGGTGCAATTTTTATAATACGAGACGGCATCTTATTATTTGGCAGCACATATTTTATTTTTTGCACTGGTGCATAAAAATCCTTTTCGAGGTAGATAAGTTCATTGACCATCAAATCGATTAAGTTGGTGTCTAATCTGGACGGCCGGCGGAAATACTGTTTGTATAAGGCTTTTTTCACTTCTTCTAGCAATGACATTTTCAAATCCTCCATGACTATATTATAAAGTGCAGGACCGGTGGGGGGAACTGGAACATATTACCAGTAAAATTGGACCGGTAGGCATTGTATAATAGCACAACGGAGGTGCAAGATGCTGATTATAGATATTGCGTGTAAGAGCAGACCAGAGGAACTCCTGAAGGCTTTGGAGAGGATTCATAATACGAAGAAGATAAATATGGAGATCAATCTATATTCCGATACATTCAAGCTATTCTCGCATTGCTATAAAGAGAGGGTGGATATGGTGATTTTTGTGGATCAGATTAACCCGCGGGTAGATGATTTCGATATGGCATATCATCTGAAAGCCCTGAATGAACATATTATGCCGGTGATCATCGGTGGAGAGCTCCCGGGCGGTGGCATTGATAAAAGATCTGGTCACGCGGAACTCTTCGAATATATTCCGCTGGAGGCAGTTCAGTTTGTATTACCAGATGTGATTTTATATGCCAACAGAAGAGTAGGAGAAAAAGAGAACATATGCCTATCCTACCGATGGAAGAACGAGGAATACGAGGTGGATTTGGACAGGATCCTTTATTTCTATTCCGAACACCGGATCATAAAATATGTGGATGCGGGGGGAATGCAGGGCGTGTTTTATCAAAAGCTGGATGTGGTAGAGGATGCACTTCGTGAGACTGGTGCATTTATCCGGGTGAGCAAGAGCTTTTTAGTGAATAAGAGGTACATACTTTCCACTACCAGTAAAGAGGTTGTAATGATGAATAATACCCATATAAGTGTCACCAGAGCCTATAGGGCAAACATAAAGGACATGTAGGTTAAATTGTCCACAGCACAGTCAAAATGTGCACATGAGCCACACAGAGCTATTTGAACATGGTAGGGTATCCCTACAAAGATTACAATATCTTGTAGTTGCAAAACACGAACAAATGTTCTATAATAACCATATCGCTAACTTAGGGATGTGTGGACGTGAAAGGGTGGTTACATTGGACGGAAGAGAAGCTGTAGAGTATCCTGCGGAAATGACAAATGAAGAGTACCGGAAGCGGTTAATTGCTATTTTTGCTAAAATGGAAAATACGGAAAAACTGCGCTTCTGGTATAAGTATATAAGCGCAATAGAAAAGGAAGAGGGTTAATCCTCTTCCTTGTGTTCTTTTGAGTACATCAAATCAATCATATCATCTACGGATTTCTTATTTTCGCTTAATAATGACATATATCTAGCCAATCTATCGGCAAATGCTGAATCATTTTTTATTTTATGAGTAATTTCAATCAGCAAATCTGCGTTTTCGTCTGAATATAAACCTGCATTCGGTTCTTTCCCGGTCATCAAATATTCAACAGACACATCAAGAAATTTTGCGATCTTAATCATCTTTTCAGTATTAGGCTTGCTTTTTCCTTTTTTCCATTCTGAAAATACGGGAGATTTTATCCCTGTCGCTCTGCTTACATCTGCGGCTTTCAATCCTTTTTCTTGTAATAATCTTTCAAAAATCTCATACATAGTTTAGCACCTCATAAAAACTAGGAAATTCTAAAAAAGGCATTGACAAACTAGAGTATCCTAGATATAATGAGGATACAAGTTAGGAAATCCTAGATTGTTTAATAATGTTTTCTGAACAATTACATTATATAGAATTTTCTAACTAATTTCAATACAAAGTTAGGATATTTTGAAAAAAGAAAGAGCCTATTGCTAGGTTCAATCTGTTGTAACTTCATACCAGTATGTTTGTTCTTTGCATTTAGAGCATTTAGGAATGTACTTTCCGATTCGCACTGTTCTTCTTGCTCCGCATTGATTACATACCAGTACTTTATCTTTCGTGCATTTTTCTCCGGGTCGTGCAAACCCTTGGAGTTCCGGGAGTAAAACCATAGAATCACCTCCCATGCACAAAATGGTTACGACACAATATACAGAATATCCTAACCAATATCAAGAAAGGAGAGATTAGATGTATCAGAAGTTTGAGCAACTTGTAAAAGCTAGAGGAATTACTGCATATCGGGTTGCTAAAGACTTAGAACTTGCGCCGACAGTATTTTCTGATTGGAAGTCTGGGAAGAGCAAGCCTAAGGTGGACAAGCTGAAGAAAATTGCAGATTACTTCGGAGTTACGATTGAGTACTTTTTAGAGTAGTAAAAAGAAAATCGAATACTGATAGTTGAGAAGAATGTCAATATTTATTGTTATTTTTTGATGGATTGTGTTTGAGACATGAGAAATCAGTTGATACAATGAAAATGTGATGGCGGTACGGTTGACAGTTACACGTATTTTAAGAATATGTTATCCTTAGTGATTCGACCGATGTAGTGATCGGTTTTGTCTGAAGTGTCTTATCTACCGCTTTGCAGCTTTATCATAGGCATAGGTTAGCCAGTTTTTGCAAATTGAGGTTGCAATGCTGGTGAATGTAAACAACGTGCAGAAATCCAAAGAGTAGAGCCAGGATCCTGCAAGCGCTACCACGAATGCTATGATGACTTCCATACAAAGCTCCTTCCGGAATTATGTCCGCCATCACATCTTCATTGTATCAACATAGCAGAATAGAGACAAGAAATTTTTTCCAACTATCAAATCGGTAGTTGGATTTTTTATTGCAAAAAATCCGGAAAGGAGAAGAGTGAACGAATTACAGATTTTTAACAATGAAGAGTTTGGAGAAATCAGAACAGCAGAGATCAATGGAAAACCATATTTTGTAGCATCAGATGTGGCAACAGCTTTAGGGTATGTAAACCCTAGGAAAGCAATAATAGATCATTGCAAGGGAGTAACGAAACGTGACACCCCTACATCTGGCGGTATACAGGAACTGTCATACATAAATGAGGGCGATGTTTACAGGCTGATTATCAGATCCAAATTACCTGCAGCCGAGAAATTTGAATCTTGGGTAATGGAAGAAGTACTTCCTTCCATCCGGAAGAATGGTGGCTACATAGCAGGGCAGGAGAATTTATCTGACGATGAATTGCTGGCAAAAGCACTCATGGTAGCACAGAACAAAATTGCCGAGAGAGATCGGATCATTGCTGAGAAGCAGGAACACATCGAGAAGATGCGTCCCAAAGAGATTTTCGCCGATGCCGTATCATCCAGCCACACATCTATTTTGATCGGAGATCTTGCAAAGCTGATCTGTCAGAACGGGTATCAGATCGGTCAGAAGCGATTATTTGAATGGATGCGGAATAATGGTTACCTGGTTAAGTTCGGTGCATCAAAGAATATGCCGATGCAGAGATACATTGAGCAGGGATTATTTGAAGTCAAGGAATCAAATGTGCAGAATCCGGATGGATCGGTAAGGATCACCAGAACAACAAAGGTGACCGGGAAGGGACAGGTTTACTTCGTGAACAAGTTTATAGGTGAGACATCATGAAAAGAATGATAAAGGTGTTTCTACCTATTATAATGTGGTCTTTTGTCGAATTTACATCTACGGCACAGCCCGCCGGAACATACATATCGGAAGATGCACAGGAAGCCTGCGTAAAGTACGGCGAGGAATACGGCATCTGCCCAGAGTTGCTCATGGCAATGATCGAGAGGGAATCCTCCGGCAGACCGGATGCGGAGAGCGGCGGCTGTAAGGGACTGATGCAGATATCTGATCGGTGGCATAAGGACCGGATGGAACGACTGGAAGTGACGGACATCTATGATGTGGATGGCAATATCCATGTAGGAGCTGATTATCTGGCAGAACTATTTGAAAAATACGAAGATGTCGGTATCGTCCTCATGGTTTACCACGGAGAGAAGGATGCAGCTACAAAAACAGAATTAAGTGATTACGCAGACTGGATATTAACCAGGAGCGCGGAGCTGGAAAGGATGAATGGGAAATGAGATACATTGGAGAAGTGAAAAGAGCAGAGGAAGCAACAATCAAGGCACTGGTAGCAATCGGAGCATTATATGTTGACGATACTGGTATTCATGCCAGTGAGCCGGGAATTTACGCAAATAAAGAAAGCACCCACGACCGCTAAATCAGAAGGTGCTTTCAAGAAACAAAGTAACTATAACGCTACTTTTGTGCCAATTTTAGCACAAAGAGAAAGGAAATGCAAATGGATAACAACATTAACAGAGATAACAATAGAGTAGTCGTGGAGGGAATAGTGGAAGGTGACTGCCAGTTCAGCCATGAGAAGTTTGGTGAAAAATTCTATACATTTTCCATTGGATGTAAGAGAGAAAGCGGCATTGTAGATCATGTGCCGGTTATGGTGTCAAACAGACTGTTTCCTGTAAAAGAAATCAAAGCAGGTGATCAACTTAGTGTAGAGGGCCAGTTCAGATCGTTTAATGAGCATAACGGTATTAAGAATAAACTCCGTGTGCAGGTCTTTGCTACTGAAATTTATGGTGGCGAGGAGATCTTCAATAAGAATGAAATTTTTCTGGATGGTTATCTTTGCAAAAATCCTGGATATCGGAAAACTCCACTTGGAAGAGAGGTGGCAGACCTTCTACTGGCGGTGAACCGGCCCTATGGCAAGTCTGATTATATCCCTTGCATCTGCTGGGGAAGAAATGCACGGTATGCAGATAGTTTGGAAGTAGGATGCCACGTTAAGCTATATGGCCGTGTGCAGAGTCGGGAGTATCTGAAGAAACTGGATGAAAATACACAAGAATTTAGGACCGCATACGAAGTGTCTATTATGAAATTGGAGGTAATTACGGATGAAGAACAGAGCGATTAATGCACTTGTGGAAATGGGTATGCCGGCCGATATTAAAGGATTTCAGTACATTGTGGATGCAATGTGCCTGTTTGAAGAAAAAGAGTGGAGAAATGGAAAGACAACTGTACTCTATTACAAAATCGGAGAAATAAACGGTGTGAAACCGCAGAACGTGGAACGATCCATTAGACACGCTTTCGAAGTTACACTTACCAAATGATATCTGGAAGCGGTGAAAAAGTATTTGTCGTTTGAATGTACTACGAACGGTAGCCAGCTGCACTTATTGTATATCAGGTTAAAACAGCAGGAAGAGGAAGGAGAATCGTAAATGAAAGCTATACTGAAATCATTACATCTTGAAAATTTCAAGGGGACAAAGGATAAAACCTATGAGTTTGGTAAGACCACCAGAATGAGCGGCATGAACCGGATTGGAAAGACTACGATTGCGACAGCGTGGTTCTGGTTGCTGGCGGACAAGAACTATGAGCTGGTCAGCAATCCTAATATCCGCCCGGATGATGTGGAGGAGTGTGTACCTACGGTTACGGCTGTTTTGGATGTGGACGGTAAAGAAATCGCCATTGCCAAGATGCAGAAACGTAAGGTTGGCAAGCCGGATGCAAACGGGATCTCTAAGGTGACACTTACCAATACATATGAGATTAACAGCGTGCCTAAGACAGAGCGAGACTTCAAGGCTGATTTGGAAGAACTGGGTTTGATCCTTGATAACTTCCTTGTATGTTCGCATCCGGACGTATTTACTGGGCAGAAGCAGGCTGATATGCGCAAAATTTTGTTTAAGATGGCATCAGCTAAGACGGACGCAGAAATCGCCGCAACGAGTGAAGATACTGCGGATGCGGCGAAGTTGCTTGAAAGCTATAAGTTTGAGGAAATCGAAGCTATGAACAATGCTTCCAAGAAAAAGGCGGTTGAGCAGTTGGATGCTATCCCGAATCAGATCATCGGTTTAGAGAAAGCCAAGGTTGATGTGGATGTTGCAGAGCAGGAACTTGCCAAGGCTGATCTGGAACGGAAGATTGCCGAGGCAGACCAGAAGATCGCCAGTGCAGGTAATGCGGTAGAAAACCTGCGGCAGGAAGAAATGCAGTTACAGTTTGATATGTCTGGCATTATGCAGACGATGAATCGCGAGTTATCCAGCAAAAAAAGTGATATAGAGGTTGCATTGTTTGGCTGTACCACGGAATTAAATCACTTCAATGCCACTATCCCATTAAAAGAAAAAGCTATTGCTGATAACGCAAAAGCCATTGCTGATGCAGATGCCGAGAGGAAGAAGTTGGGCGAGCAGTACAATGCCGAGAAAGTCAAGGTATTTGATGAAACGCCGTATCTCTTCGATGAATCCAAGTGGGTATTCGATGAAAACAGTACAGTTTGCTCCTTATGTGGTCAGACTCTTCCGGCTGATAAGATTGAGCAGTTAAAGGCAGATTTTGAAAGTCGGAAAGAAAAAGCAAGAGTAGATGCCGCACAGAGATTGGCAGATGCCAAGAACAACTTCATTACTCAGAAAAGAAGCAATCTGGATGGAATTAAGGCAAATGGCACAGCAAAGAAAAATCTGATCGACGAATTGACAAAGAAAAATGTTGATTTGCAGGCAGTAATTGATGATCTGAAGGAGCAGGAGAAGGTTGCTGCTGCACACAAGGAAGAACTTTCCAAGAAGTTAGCCGGGATTCCGGAAGAAGCTGATTATACGCAGAACGAAGAGTATGTGAAGCTGAATACCAGGCACAATGAGGTGCTGGCAGAGATCGAGAGATTACAGGCTGCCGATGATGCGAAGATCGTAACATCCCTCAAAATCGGAAAAGCTGATCTGAAATCGCAGCTGGAAGAGGTCAACAAGATTATTGCGCAGGCTGCAAATAATATCCGTATTGATGAGCAGATTGCAGATATGCAGAAAAAGCAGCGTGAGTATGAACAGGCAAAGGCGGATGCAGAGAAGATTCTCCACCAGTTGAAAGAGGTCTCCAAGCGCAAAAATGCGCTGCTTGTAGAGGAAATCAACCAGCATTTCGGTATTGTCAGTTGGAAACTGTTTGATTATCAGAAGAACGGCGAATACAAGGAAGTCTGCGTACCTATGGTGGACGGCAAGGAGTTTGGAGTTACCACCAACACCGGCAGGGAGATTCAGGCGAAGCTGGATATTTGCAATAGCTTCCAGAAGTTCTTCGATATGTATGTTCCCATCTTCCTTGATGGTGCTGAAAGCTTGAACGATGAATACATCCCGGCGGTAGATACGCAGTTAATTCTTCTGACAGTAACAGAGGACAAGCAGTTGAAAGTGGAGGGTGTGTAGAATGGACAGTTTTGAGCAGAAAATAGCCGATTGCGTCAATCAAAAATTGACTGATGGTACAGTCGAAAAACTGATTGAGGAAAAATTGGAAAAGGGTGTTGCCGATGCCATAAGCGAGTTGTTTACATATCGTGGTAAGGCAAAGGAAATGCTTGTAGGCAAGTTCGAGGAAGTTATGATTCCGGTTATTGAAAAACATGATTTTAATCAGTATCTGACTAAATTAGATACTGTACTGACAGAGATTGTCAATAACACTTCTATAGCTGACAATGCGGTTATTCTGGATAATTTCAAGCAATTAATGAAGAATCCGGTTGATGATTTCAGTATTATTCCAATTTCGAGAATTTATGGAGAATGGCAGGACTATGTATCTGAAAACATTGATACCAGCAAGTTGGAAATTGATTACGACGATGAACCAAGTTATTACAACGCTAATACAAGTATGGAGGTAGAAAGAGCAGAAAGAACGTGGCTTAGTCATTCCGTAGATGAATATGTAGTTAAATTCACTTGCGAGGAAGATGAGGATTTGAATTGTGAATTTAAGTTGAGTGGCGGATATTCTGATTCACGATTACGAATTGATGCAACGACAATTCCTATGGATATTCATTCTCTGCGAACAATAAGTAAATTCGAGATTTTCATTCAGCAGTTAATGCGTGCATGGGTAAAAGTTGACTTAGATATCATGAGTAGTTGTGATGATGTGGAGATTAAAGCTGAACCGGAAGCAGATTTCCATTAAGAGAGCGAGGTATCACAATGAACTACATAAAAGCAAAATATACGATACCAGGTCGTAGCTACACTTTTAAGACCGAGGATTCCGTAAAAGCCGGTGACACGGTTGTGAATGACAAAGGTGCAAAGCTGACAGTTACGGATGAATCGGTGGATATGGCATGGGTGGAAACTTACGGTGTTAACAAGGTGGCGGCTGTAAGGAAGTATGTGGAGCCGGTAGATGCCGGAGAAAGCGAGGATAAGTAATGGAACTTGTAAAAGAGACAACCATTTCCGTTATGACTACGGATGGGAAGAAGATTGAGAGGGGAGACACGGTGGTGTTCAACCTGGAAGACCGGTGCTGCACCGGCGTGTTCATGGGAATTGGCAAGAAGGGCGCATTGATGTTTGACAGCAAGATCGTAGGAACCGGTGTGAGATTTCACATTATGCCCCGGAGCATCAAAGAGATTTATAGGGCAGAGGTTAAGGTGGACATGGGATTCATGAATCCGCCTGCAGAAAAGGAAAGAGAGGAATAAATTATGATTATATCAGATTTCGGAAATGTAAAGGTCGAAGGTTTAAAGCCTGTTGTCATGGCAGAGCTTGTATCACTGCTGAAATGTTTAAGGAATAGCCTTGGAGAAGCGGATTACAATTGTGTTTTGCAGGATGTGAACAATTCAAAGCTGGTTGAGGATGAGCAAGGAGAGTCAGATTCAGCAGAAAAGAAAACAGAGTTCAAACCGCACTTAATATTTGAAAATATAGTTGGAAGCGAAACAAATTATGGTCCAATCGGAGACGAAACCAACATTTGTGATATCGCAGGAAGAAAGTTAAGTGTTGGAGATACTGTAGATTTGTATGCTATGAACAAGAATGCAAAGCTCAATTATTGCGGAGAACGATCCATTGTAAGAGTTGATGATGAAGCTTTTGTTATGGGGGTAAAAGGAGTAGTGTTCAATCGTGGAATAAATAGTGTCAACGTTGAATGGGTCATTATTCTGAACAGACGGAACACAGAAGTTGTTGATGGTGAGACGGTCAATGACATCAAATATATTAAAACAGAAGGGACTGGTAAATAATTATGGCTGAAGCAAAGAAACAGGAAGTAGCATCACAGGGGAAGCAGCAGGCAAGTCTTGTCGTAAATAACGCATTTGTGGATGGTTTGGTTGTACAGTTGCAGCAAAAGGAGAAATTTGGTCTTACTTTTCCTAAGGGATATAACTATGCCAACGAGTTAATGGGGGCATATCTCATTTTGAAGGAGACCTATGACAATAATAAGAAATGTGTACTTGAAAGCTGCTCGCAGGTATCTATCGCAAATACTCTTATGGATATGGTTACGATGGGATTATCCATGCAGAAAAAGCAGTGCTATCCGGTAGCCTATGGTGGAAAGTTGCAGTGCCAGGTATCTGTTTATGGTAACACCTGTGTGGCACGAAATTATGGCATGAAGAACATTGATGCTATGTGCATCTATGAGGGGGATGAATTCAAATATCATATTGAGAATGCCCGGATTGTGATTGATTCCCATACGCAGGACTTCATGAACATCAATATTGACAAGATTATCGGGGCATACGCAATCGTGACGATGGATGATGGCGACCAGTATGTTGAGTTGATGAATATTTCCATGATTAAGCAGGCATGGAAACAGGGATTCGGATATAAGGAAAACGGATCCGGAACACATCAGAAATTCACAGATCAGATGGCGATGAAAACGGTTAAGAATCGTGCATTGAAATACATTATCCGTACATATGGCACCCAGATGCTGAATGATGCCTACGACAATGTAGAAGCTGCGGAAAACGAAGACAGAACGGTACTGGATGTGAATTATGATGTAGCGCAGAATGCCAACTCTGAGGATTTTGCTGTTGAGCAGCAGAATACTGCAGAATCCGCGGAGGAACCTAAAACAGTTGAAATGGAACGGGCAGATGCGGATGTAGTTGAGGATGCAGATCTGCCGGATTTCATGAAGTAGGAGGATGAGGACTATGAAGAAAGTGTATAAAACAGCAATCGCACTGGTACTTATGTTTGTGATGGCTCTCTGCATGTGCAGTTGCAGCACCGCTGATACCGTGAATTACAATCTGAACAAAGAAGCTGACGAGTTCAACGTGTACCGCAGGATTACAGTAACCAATGCCAGGACAGACACAATCATGATGCAGGCGGAAGGGTATATGTCCCTCGGAAATAATTTTTCCAATGAGCTGGTGGTTACCTTTAAGACCGGAGAGGATCAGTACTATAAGGACTATATTTATCTGAATGACTGGACCTGCTATGTGATGGAGCAGGTGGAGCCGAAATCGACGGACAAGTACCATTATGAATTAGTGTTTTACCCGCAGCGGCTGGTCCCGGAGATTGAGATTAAGTAGGAGGTCAGTATGAATCTTCCAAAATCTGAATTGAGTAAGCAGGAAGCGCTGCAGTTATGGAACACAGATCCTTCGCAATATGCCAAAGAACAAATGATTCTTAGTAACCATGGGATTGTTTTTTCGGTGATGAAGAATTTAAGCATTCCTTTGACTGACGAAGATATGTTTCAGACTGGAATCATCGGACTTCTAAAGGCTATAAATACCTTTGATGCTTCAAAAGGCTATCAATTCTCGACCTATGCCTTTCCGATTGTGAGAAATGAACTGCTTATGGCATTCCGCAAAAGCAAAAGGTCAGTAGTGGCAGCATTCTCGCTGGATGATAATGCAGATATAGGGAATGGTGAAAGCGTTCCTTATGCGGAAATGATCGCAGACGGCAAAGATTATGAAGAAAATGTAGTGAATTCCATGCTTGCTCAGCAGATTTTTGAAAGGTTGGAATCAAGGGAAAAACATATTTTCACCATGTTCTTTGTAGAGAGTAGAACGCAATCTGAAATATCCAAAGCACTTGGAATTTCACAGTCCTATGTTTCGAGAATTATTAGTAGCATGGTAAAAATGAAGCGGAAAGGAAGGAAAACCAAATGAGGATAATTAGTCAGGACGGCACGCTTGATATGCCGTATGAAATATGTACTGTATGGTGTCGTGGTTCGGTTATCATGTGCGATATGTGTGGAGATAACACTACTAAGACAGTCCTTGCAACCTATTCTACTGACAAAAAAGCGCAGAAAGCCATGGAAATGCTTAGAGTTGCGTATGCTGGCAAGTTTATCACAAATGCAGATATTCCAGAGGATTTCAATGAAACAATAAAGACTGTAATGAAAGGCGGTTTTGGAACTGTAATCGTAAAAGATTCTTGTGATCGGGTAGAATTTAACAATCTGAATGGATATTTTCAGTTTCCGACAGAGGAAGAATTGGAGTAGCCTATGGAATTAAAAGTTTTAGGTTCCGGTTCATCCGGTAACTGCTACATTCTGGAGAATGACAACGAAGCATTGATAATCGAAGCCGGGTTACCATTCATGGAAGTTAAGAAAGCATTGAATTTCAATGTGATGAAAATTAAGGCGGTTCTTGTCAGTCATACTCATGGGGATCATGCAAAGTACATACCAGAGTATAAAAAAGCTGGAATCCCAGTATTTCAGCCTTATGAGGATTACTATATGAAACGCCAGTATGGAAAGTTTAAGGTATTCCCTTTTTCATTAGTACACGATGTAGAATGTTATGGATTTTGGATCTGGCACACGGAAATCGGGAGACTTGTTTATGCATCAGACACGGAATATGTCCGGTGGAGGTTCTCTAAAACCACTCACTTGTTGGTTGAAGCCAACTACGATATGCAGTTTGTAGACCGGGATGAGCCGAACTACGAACACCGCCTACGAGGTCACATGAGCCTTGATACGGCACTTAAATTTATTTCTACTAACGATAACCCGGCATTGAGAAATGTCGTTCTAATTCACTTATCAGATAAATGCGGAGATCCCGCAGTATTCCAGAAAAGAGCAAAAGAAGTATTGAAATATGATACCGATGTCTATGTGGCACATAAAGGGTTAGAGGTCAGTTTGGCCCTCTGCCCGTTTTAGAAAGGTGGAATGACTTATCAATAAAGTAATCCTCATGGGAAGATTAACCAGAGATCCCGAAATTAAATATTCACAGGGAGCTACCGCAACGGCAATCGCCCGCTTTTCCCTTGCAGTAGATAGAAGATACAAGCGTGACGGTGAGCCAAATGCGGATTTTATTAATTGTATAGCGTTCGGCAAGACCGGTGAGTTCATTGAGAAATACGGCTACAAGGGAACTAAGTTCGTTGTGGAAGGACGTATTCAGACTGGCAGCTATACCAATAAAGAAGGGCAGCGTGTGTACACCACGGATGTAGTAGTCGAGAACGTAGAGTTTGCAGAGAGTAAGAATGCTTCCGGCGGTGGCAATAACAATGATGGCTACATCGGTCAGCACCCGGGAACTGTAAATGATGGATTCATGAACATTCCTGACGGCATCGACGAAGAACTGCCTTTTAATTAGGAGGTGTGGCATGAAGAAGCAAAAACCTTCGGAGGTGATCTCTGGTTTTCTTTCGTTTTTGGAACAGATGAATGTAGAGCATATGGAATGTACCAAGACAGTTGAAACTTGCAGCCAGAAGAACATAGATTACCTTCATGATATGGAATTTGCCAAAGACAAAAATGCAAGGAATAGAGTTGCAACGAAGATACATAACAATCAGGTTGCCCGGCGGGAGGCAAAGGATCGGGCGATGGAGACGGAACATATTGCAAAGTTTTTCACGGATAAGAATAACCGGGCATTTATCGGATCGATGAAACGACTACTGAAGGACCAGCAGAGCCGGGAGAAGTTCTTAGAGGGTGAGCGACACTATGAAAGAAGGGTAGGTGATAGTGATGCAGATGATACTGGAGGACAGCAGACAGCAGGAAAAGAAGCATGAGACCAAGCATAAGTACTTCCGAGCAGTAGACATCCACTGGAATCGCACGGCACTGTACTGCGGAGACTATACCCTTCCGGCGGATCAGAGCGTGTGTATCGACACCAAGAAAGATATTCAGGAGCTGATCGGGGATATCCAGGTAAAGACGATCACCAAGAAAGAACTGGAAACAGAAATAGACAATATTTTTGTGAAGTATCGTTTATTCGGAATTCTTCCCAGTGAGATTTTGAACATTATCTGGCAGGATGATACAGATCGTTTTCCGGAGAAAGAGATCAATGATATCTGCTTTCACAACGGAATCCCGGAACGTGCTATAAGCGAATTTCAGCTTCTTTATGTTAAGCGGCGAGGATTCTTTCATCGGGGACTGAAACGGGCGCAGAACAGCGGAATACGGCTCATTGTCCTGGTGGATAACGAGGAAGGTGTCCGGTCTATTGATGATTTGCGCCTGTGGCATAATCCGAGATTGGATATTTTGGTCAATAGCCGGGAAGTGATCGGCGTGCGTAAGAATGGTATACCGCGGTATAAGAAAGTGCAGAAATATCCTTATGCAATGACCGGGGAGCGGCTGGCAAAAGCCTGCCTAACCATGCAGTTGAAGTACGGCGTTGAGTTTCAGTTCTGTCGACCGGAGGAAGCTGGGAAGAAAATACTGGATTTACTCGGTGTAGGGTGATGCCTATGAGCAACACATCGTACATTCGGCTTAATCGAAAAATTTTGGACTGGGAATGGTATGGAGATATCAATACCTGCAGGTTGTTCATTCACATGCTTTTGAAAGCCAACTGGAAGGATGGGGAGTTCAAGGGAAAACACATTCCGAGGGGATCCTTTGTCTCCTCTTTCGGAAAGCTGGCGGAAGAGACGCAGCTCACAGTGGATGAAGTGAGGACAGCGGTAAAACATCTGATTTCTACCAAGGAGATTACCAAGCATGCAACCTCGAAATACACCGTATTTACGGTAAATAATTACGATGCTTACCAAATCATCCCAAGCAGTTTCCCAACCGATTCCCAAACGATTCCCGAACGATTCCCAACAAAAGAAGAATATAAAGAAATAAAGAATTTTAAAAAAGAAGTACCTAAAGGTACTAAGAAAAAATTTGAGCCACCGTCGGTTGATGATGTCAGAACTTACTGCCAGGAGCGTGGAAATGGAATTGATCCTGAGTACTTTGTTGATTTTTACAAAGCCAAGGACTGGATGATCGGCAAGAACAAGATGAAGGACTGGAAAGCAGCAGTCCGTACTTGGGAGAGAGCCGAACGGAGAGCACCTGAGCAGAAGACGGATAAGATCAACAAGGGAATGATGCGTAGCAACTACGGAGACATGGCAGAGCTGGAGAAGCAGTTGTTGTCGAATTGAGGAAAGGAGAATGGGAATGTCGCAATATCAAGATGTCAATGCTATATGTCCTTTCTTTTTGTCCGGCGATAAGCAGCGGATCACCTGCGAGGGACTGATTGACAAAACCAAGTGTATCAACCGGTTTGATTTTGGCAAAGACCGGGAGCAGTACCGTAGCAAGTACTGCGACAAACATTACGAGCAATGCAGAATTTACAGGGCATTGAATCAAAAATACGAGGAGGAACAGGATGGGAAAACTTAATGTGGCGGTAGCCATGATGCATCTGTATCCACTGGGGATCCGGGTGCGGCTCCTGGATGATTACCCGGATACAATCCATGAAATCTACGGCTACACGGTAAATGCTGATGGGGCGTACATGGAGTTTCGGGATGGGACAAGGCTTGATCTGAATAACCTGGGGCAGATAGCGGAGGTGGTCTGATGGAAATGCCAAATGAAGAAATCATACGGAGATATAAGCAGGCAAAGCATAAGCCGTCGCAGATCCAAATCCTTGCAGATCTCAATGCCTGCCCGAAATCAAAGATACTGGAGATCATCAGCGGAGAGATACTTGATAATCATGCCGCTGCATGCGCCACAGTGCCACAGGAACCGCTTAAAAAGGTTGAGGTGGTAAATTCTCCGCTTGGTGAAATAGATGCCCTGGAATCGTTTGTTACGGACCGAATGGATGAACTGGAAAATCAGATTAAGGAGTTGGAGAGTAAGTACAGGGATCTGGCCACAACGCTGCTGGTAATCGGACAGTATAAGGAGATGGCGACATGAGTGGAGGATTTCATAGCGAGGATGAGCTGAGGAAGATGGAACAGCATCCCAGTGTGCAGGCCATACGGATCGGCAGAACGAAACCGTATGACTGCAGTTACCCGGTGATAGCGGAGAGACCGAGGATTGTGGAAAGGAGCAAATATGGAGAGATTAACAACTAACAAGAATGTATCAGATATGGGAATGGTTGAACTGGCACTTAATTGCTGTTACATAGCAAAGGATGGAAGTGGCAGATACAGAGATTATGAGATTGATATGGACGAAAGAGATTTCGTAAGAAAACTCACAACTACTTTGGTAGGAGAAGATTTGCCATTGCAAGACGAATCTTTTGACGAAGAAATGATGGACAACCTCGGGATTGACCCGCTTGCAGACGTAAGAGGTCTGATTGCGATATTCTACCGCAATATGTGGGCAATGGCTGAGTTGAGGGAAAAGTTGAAACGATATGAGGACGCAGAGGAACATGGAAGCTATGGCAAGTGGATTCCGGTAAGTGAGCGATTGCCGGATGACGGTGATGTAAGATTCTATATGTGCATTGTGGAGAACCATGAAGAAGACTTACCTATGTTTTGCCAATACGAGGAAGACCGTGGCTTTGGTTTTTGGAGAGATTACTACGATGGAGATACTTTAGGATTTATTGATTCTGAATTTCAGACCAATGAAGAATTGGGATATGAAAAGGTAGTCGCCTGGATGCCTCTACCGGAGCCGTACAGGGAAAGCGAGCCACATAAGCAGACCAACGCAGACAGAATAAGGAATATGTCAGATAAAGAGCTAGCAGAGTTTCTTTGCAAAGTAAAATCAGATTATCAGTGGATGGAACATGAATTTCCGAGCGAAGAGGAACACAGTGAGTGGGAAGAATGGCTTCAATCAGAAGCGGATTAGGAGAGAGCATGGAAGATAGATATTTATTCAAGGCAAAACGTAAAGATGACGGTGAATGGGTAATTGGAAATCGTATTGATGATGGTGTAACAGGACAAGTATTTATTCATGCAGTTGGTAACTCGGTAAATGAGAGTGATAAGGTCGGAGAAGAAGGATGTTTGCAGTTTGTGGCATTTGAGGTAGCACCATCCACAATCTGCCAGTGCACCGGACTGAAAGACAAGAACGGTAATCTGATTTGGGAGAATGACATTGTTGCTTACTGGGATTCATACAGTACAGAAAGCGGACTGGCAGAAGCAGATTGCATCGGTAAAGTCGTATGGGATGATGAAACAATTTCCTTCCAAGTGACAAACAGATTATCTGCTGAAAGCTATGAAGTTTTAGGTGATGAATGTTCAGTGATTGGGAATGTATTTGATAACCCGGAACTGTTGGAGGAGTAATATGGCGACATGCAAACGCAAAAATCGTAATTGTCGGTATGAGTATAATCAAAATTCTTACCAGTGCAAGAAATGTATTGAGGAAAAATTAAATCAATATCCGATTACTTGTGAAGATTGTCATTACGGTGGTTGGGGAATATGCAATAAAAGAGGTAAGAATCAGCGGAGAATGAGACCTTGTGAGGATTTTAAATGGAGTTAAGGAGGGTAGCCATGACGGAGAATGAAGCAATTGAAGAATTAAAATATGATTGTAACGAAATTGGAAAAGCAATTCCATGTGATACATCATGGGGTGAATCCTTTGAAAATGCTTATGCAATGGCAATAAACGCACTGGAAGAAGTACAGCAGTACCGCCAGATTGGAAAGATTAGCACCTGTAAGAATGCCGTTGAGATCTGCAAAGCTATGATCGAGCGTGGGATTGACCCGGACAATATCGCTGAGTACATCAAGTTTGAGGATAACCTGATGCAAAGAGGGTACGACCTCAAAAGGCTGCTTGAGATGATGGAGAAGCATAAGCAGTACTGCCAAATCGGCACGGTGGAGGAATGCCGTGAAGCTGTGGAGAAGCAGACGGCGAAGAAACCGGAATTTGTAGATACAAGATTTATGAATAACGGAAAACATATTTCTGATGGTTGCCAGCTGCAAAAATGTTACAAATGTCCTAATTGCAATCAACATATATTCCATGTGTGGGACGATGAACTGTATTGCAAGTATTGTGGACAGCACATTGATTGGAGTGATGGTGATGATGGCAATTAGACCGATTTTATTCAATACAGAAATGGTGATGGCGATTCTGGACGGACGGAAGACCTGCACCCGGCGTATATGCAAAGATGCAAATGAGTATACAGTACCTGATATGGATTTTTACAATGCTGACATGCGGACTTATGCAGTACATAACTTTGCAGATAAGAAACATACGGAGAAGTTAAGCATAGCAGAAAGAACTTGTCCTATCTGTCCGGGCGACATCCTGTATGTCCGGGAAACTGTATGGCAGAAAATAGGGTACTATTTGGATATTGACGGAGAGACAAAACCGTCATGGTATAACGAGTTTAAGTACGTCGCATCAGACGAAAAGCCAGAAACGGGGTGGAATTATAGTTGGGCTAAGCGTCCATCAATCCACATGCCGAAAGAAGCCGCGCGTATTTGGCTTAAGGTTACGGATGTACGGGTGGAGCGGTTGCAGAGCATTACCGAAGGGGGAGCGATCAGAGAAGGAGCAGAAGGAGAAAAGTGCCACCATACAAATGCAGGAGCATTCGGATGCACCGACTGTATGAATACTGGATGGATTGAACCTCCACAGTTTGAATTTATGCAGATCTGGGATTCGACCATCAAGAAATCTGACCTTGACCGCTACGGCTGGGATGCGAATCCGTGGGTGTGGGTTATCGAATTTGAAAGATGCAAGAAACCGGAGGAGGATAAACGATGCGATTGATTGATGCGGATGATTTTATAAAAAGGTTCCGCTACGGGGAGGCGGATTAGATGGCTAAGGCAATGGGTGTCAGCCCTATCACAGATACTATTTACTATGGCAATCTGAAAAATGATAAATGGGTAGGAAAAAAGGAAGACGTTACCCAAATGGCAATCAAGGCTGTTTTTGAGTGGTTTATGAACAAGCACGAACAGAACTGCCCTGATGGAGAGTATCAGATACGTTTTCCGGGAATACCATATGTGCTGTCTATGAGGAAAGAGAAAAAGGCAGGTGGAGCAGATGCAGAACATTGATTACACCGACCTGTATGCCGATAATGCGGACTTTAAGCGTTACGTTGACCGATATTGCACCAAGCACAGAATCAGCGTTGCAGAAGCCTTACAACACTACCTGGTGCGCATGGCAGGACAGATGTACAAGGAGCAGATGGATGGCAGAAAAGGTTAAATGGCTTGATAAGTATTGCAATATCTGCGGAGAACAGCTGAATAGTTGGGATGCTAGGTTATCCAAAACACTGGCATATAAGATTCCGGTTTGCGAGAAATGTATCGCAAAGGAGTATGACATGGACGTAAATGCCCTGCGTGACAGGATGGAAGATTTCTTTGGGATGCGGCCGTGCCAAGGAATATGAGGTGATCGTGTGTGAAGTATAACTTACTGACGCAAAGGCTGCTGGCAGAGGGATATACCGCGGATAATTATCCAAAGGACAAGGTGCATATAGCTGGTGGATACCATACGGCAAGTACCGGTCCACTGGACAATGTATATGGTGGTTTTGAGTATAATCGGGTCTATAGTGACAATTTCCTGTACAAAACAGGTTGCGGGATGTATGTAAAAGGCTCCAATGTATTGCCTCATATGGGTTATATGGGAGAGGAGTGGTGTCACGAAAACGATAATCCGGTTGTCAGATGCCCTTACGATAAGGCGGAGTGTCCACTTAATGACAATAGACTGCATGGGATTTTTGGCGGTGGAAATTGTATCCAATGCTGGTGTGCATGCCATAAAACGGATGAACCATACGATTATGATAACAGCTTTGAAAAGGCAGAAAAAGACAGACGAGACGAAGAGAGAAGAAAATATCAGGAGTATGCAGATGCTCATAACGGCAGGATATGTCAGAATCATATGTACTACAATGAGCGTACGCGAGAATGGAATATGTATTATGAGCCGGCTATATGCGCAATCATGTGTTCTGCACAGAACGGTTACTGCCCTGTCTTAGGCCGGAAGCTGAATGAGAAGCGTGGAAATGTATATTATGATCTGAAGACCAGCGGAATAAAAAAACAGACAGAAGCGCAACACTCATTGTTTGAAGGCGAAAGATGGACACATATTGAAAAAGGAATGAGAGTTTTTAAAAATCCGTGCAGTATGGATATCTGCGAAGCATTTATAAAAGTACAGAGTGATAAGATATTCTGCGATTATAAAGTGAATCATTCAACGGAATACCTGTTTGACAAGAGTTTTAAAGCAGAGATTTTGAACATACGGGCAGAATCCAAGCCGAGTCGTGATCTGATGCAGGATTTGCAGGACATAAGAGATGGGATAGAGATATCACATGCTTCCGACAATGAGAAGCAGAAGAAAGAAGCAAAAAAGGAGAAAAGAAAGCTTGCAAAGCAGAAGAATATCGAACGACTGGAGAAGAAAATCATTGAAGTAGGATACGAGAACCTTGTGGAATATAGTGTGGATCGTGTCCATGCAGATAAGTGGCTGACACCGGAGCGCTTGGAAGAACTAGAGCAGATCCGACAGCAGAAAATAAAAGAAGAACAGGAGAAGCCTGTACAACTTAGCCTGTTTGATATGTAGAAAGGAGCCGAACCAGCGCGCATAAAGGGTACCCGGTTCCTGAAAAAAATGACAAACAAAGAATTAAAAGAATATCTGAATACATTTCCGGATGATGCACCGGTAAGTTTTATTCTTGCGAATCCGAGAAAAAGAAAACTATATGAGAATGCCAACACATTCGGAATAACAGATCAGGGACAACCGGTGTTCTGCATTGAAGTCGGGGAAGAGAAAGACATGGATGCAGAAATGGTGGAATCATGCGAAGAGGATGAAGAATCGGAAGGCGATATCCCTGGACAGATGCAGATAGAGGACTTTCCGGAGGTGATGCCATGATTAACGGAGAACTGATTGTTGACAACTTCGCTGGCGGCGGGGGTGCGTCCACCGGGATAGAGATGGCAACCGGCTATAGCGTGGATATTGCAATCAACCATGATCCGAAAGCTATCTGGATGCACAAGGCAAACCATCCGAATACTAAGCACTATTGCGAAGATGTATGGCAAGTAGACCCTGTCAAGGCTTGTAATGGTCATCCAGTGGGTCTTGCGTGGTTCTCGCCGGACTGTAAGCATTTCAGCAAGGCTAAGGGAGGTAAGCCAAAAGATAAATTTATACGTGGGCTTGCATGGGTGGCTTGTAGATGGGCTGGACTGGTGAGACCGAGGGTGATCATGCTGGAGAACGTGGAAGAATTTAAAACATGGGGACCGCTCAACAGGGGACATCATCCGATTAAGGCAAAGCAGGGCAAGACTTTTGAAAAGTTCGTGCAGCAGTTGACTGATTTGGGATATGAGGTACAGTTCCGGGAGCTGGTTGCTGCTGATTACGGAGCGCCCACCATGCGGAAAAGATTCTTTCTGATTGCACGGTGTGATGGCAAGCCGATTGTCTGGCCGGAACCAACACACGGACCGGCGGACAGCGAAGCAGTCAAAGCAGGACTTCTCAAACCGTATGTTGGAGCATATACACAGCTTGATTTTTCTCTTCCTTGTCCGAGTATTTTTGATACATCCGAAGAGATTAGGGAGAAGTACGGGATCCGGGCGGTACGCCCGCTGGCACCCAAGACAATGGAGCGTATTGCCAGAGGATTGAAAAAATTTGTACTGGAAAATCCGGAACCTTTTATCATCCAATGCAATCATGGCGGTGAGCGTAGACCGAACGACATCCGGGAGCCGATGCCGACCATAACAGGAAAGCACGGGTATGGAATCGTAGAACCGTATATGGTACAGATCGGTCAGACCGGATTCACGGCGGACAGAAGTAAGGATGTAAGGGATCCTCTGACTACGATTGTGAGCAAAAATGAGCATTGCTTAATCAGTCCCACATTGATCCAGTACCATTCCGAGACGGCGCAGGGAGAAGTCCGCGGGCAGACCATAAAAGATCCAATCATGACCGTGGATGGATCGAACCGGTATGGACTGGTTACCTCATTTCTGCATAAGTATTATGACGGTGGCTACAAGGGAGCAGGAGAGAGCATGGAGAAGCCATTGCCGACAGTCACCTCATGGGACCATAACAGTGTGGTGACGGCAAACTTGATCCAGATGAATAATCACTGTGACGGCCGGGACGTGAGGGATCCAATACCTACAATTACAGCCGGCGACGGGCACTTCGGAGAGGTTAGAGCCTTTTTGATTAAATATTATGGGGATGCTACCGGTCAGGACATTGAGCAACCGCTTGATACGGTTACGACCAAAGACAGATTTGGGTTGGTGACAATTGAGGGCGTGGATTATCAGATTGTGGATATCGGGCTTCGGATGCTGGAGCCGCGGGAACTGTACGGATGCCAGGGATTTCCGGACGATTACATAATTGACCATGATTACACCGGAAAGACCTACCCGCGCAGCGAACAGGTCCGCCGATGTGGCAATGCGGTATGCCCACCGATTCCCGCGGCACTGGTTAGAGCAAATCTGCCGGAGTTATGTGTGGCAGAGCGTACACCGAACATGCAGATCAAGACAGAGCAGACCGGCCAACTCCGGTTTGCGTAGGAGGCAGGCTATGACAGAGCATAATAAAAAGATCAGAGATAGGATCCTAAAGGCAATTATCTCTTACACCACGGAGCATGGATACCCTCCTACGCTCCGTGAGATTGGGAATGATGTAGGGCTGCATAGCAGTAGTGCAGTCCACCAACATATAACCTGGATGCTCGCGGATGGGATACTGGAGACAGATGCAGAAGGATCACCGCGGGCAATACGGGTACCTGGATATGAGTTTCAGCAAGTTACCGGCAAATTAAAATCTCCCGTAAACACGGGGCAGAAATCGAACTGGTAAAAAAATTTACTAGTTGGGCAAATGAACTACCGAGGAAAATTCGGTAGTTGGGCAATTAAAGAAAGAGAGGATATTATCTATGATTAAACAGGAAATCAATGAAATTAAGAAATTATTTACAGAAAGGAATTGTTCTATCACCCGGATCTGCGGATGTTACGTAGATGGGGGGAAGAATAAGAAAACCGAATTGAAGCAGGCATTTCTGTCACTGCCGGAGGAGGAAATGTTCAAGTATTTCGAGATTCTGCGTAAGAGTCTGTCCGGCACCATCGGCAAGAATCTTCTGAATTTGGAATTTCCGCTGGAGAGTGAGAGCGAGGGCGGAACACAGGAGTTCCTGCTGCACCTACGGGACAGCAAATTGAGAGACGATGCACTGCTGGAGCAGTTCTACAACCGCATCATTGAATCTTATGAATATGTGGGCAATTATCTGATCCTACTGATCCACGATGCCTACGATGTGCCGGGCCGTACCAAGGACGGTATCGAGATGGAGGATGCATCTGATGAGGTTTATGAGTATATACTTGCCTGCATCTGCCCGGTGGATCTGTCCAAGACTGGACTGAGTTACAATGCTGTGGAGAACACCTTCCAGAACCGGCTTCGTGATTGGGTGGTAGGCATGCCGGATACTGCTTTCCTGTTCCCCACGTTTAATGACAGAAGCACTGACTTGCACAGCACTCTGTACTATTCCAAAGATGCTGCGGATCTGAAGGATGATTTTATTGATAAGGTGTTGGGATGTTCGTTGCCCCTGCCTGCGGACTGCCAGAAAGAAGCATTCCAGGCACTGGTAGAAGAGGTGATTGGAGATAACTGCTCCGTGGAAGCGGTTAAGAATATCCACTATGAGCTGACAGAGGTTGTGCAGGAACACAAGGAAGATCCGGAGCCGGTGGTACTGGATAAAAACAAAGTTAAAACCATCTTTGCCAAAAGCGGTTTAGACGATGACAGCATGGATGCATTTGACCAGTGCTACGACGATACTGTAGGTCCGGACACGGAGCTGATGCTGGACAATATTTACAGCAGCCGTAGCTTTGAGGTAAAGACACCGGATGTGACCGTAAAGGTAAAACCTGAGCGTACAGATCTTGTGGAAACAAAGCTGATTGACGGAAGGCAGTGTTTGGTCATTGATCTGCAGGGAGCCGCAGAGGTGAACGGTGTAACTGTGAAACCTATGTAACTTAGGATTTAGCAAAGGAGTTAAGCGAGAAATGTGGTCACACGATGAACAGAAAGAAATAAATGACAGCTACGCTGTTATGGCAAGAATAACGTGTAAATATTGCGGAGCAGTAGTACACAAATATGTGGAAAGCCATTATACAGGCGGTTCCAAGTGTGTGATATTGGCAAAGTACTGTAGATTTTGCGGTAATGCTCTTAGGATTTAGTGGAGGAATGCTATGGATAATGAGATTATTTCCTTCGATTTGGTAAGAATCGAGCGAGGAAGAGAAAAGCTTTGCAAATGCGATCCACCTCATTACGAGATTGATACGGTAAACCGGATCGTAAGTTGTCAGGATTGCGGTGCTACGGTAGATGCCTTTGATGCTCTGCTTACGCTGGCGAGGCGGTATGAGCTGGTGGAGGATGCACAGCGGAAAATGCTATCTAAAGCTAAGATATACGGAGAAATGGCAGATGCGGAATTCAAGCGGATGAGGAGGAATAAAACATTCCGGGACATGGACGAGAATCGCAGAAAAGGGTTATATCCTATATGTCCTAAATGCTCAGAAGTGATTGATCCGGTAGATATCCGGCACTGGACAGCACATCTGGAGTAAACTGAAATATTAAGATTTATGGAGGCATTTGTATGAGAAAAATACATGAATGTGCAGAAGATATAAAAAATATTTTAAATGATGCAGAACGAACCGAAGAGGTTGACGGAGATATGTTATGTAGTATTAATGAGTTGGTGGATGAAATTTTATCAATATATTGTTTAGAAAAACAACAAAGAAAAATGGCTATAGCTGAAGAAAATGAGATTCTTTCAGAAGAGGCTAAAAAAGCAGGATGGAAGTCTGGTGTTATGAACATCTAAACTGAAAGTTAGTGAAGGAGAGCGGAAATGTGTGATTTTTGCGAGAAGTATGCAAATGTAAGCGGCAAACATGGAACTATTAGGCTGGGGGCAGAAAATTATATGCTCTTTGCCAATAGTGAAAACGAGCCGATGGGAGCAATAAAAATAAAAAACTGCCCGCTGTGCGGTAGAGATTTGACGGACAAAAAGTAAAGGAGAAGATAATGGGAGGAATCATAGGAATACTTTTATTGACATCTGCAGCTTTCTTTGCTGGTAGGGCTTCTGAACAGGCAAAGTTATGCGGATTAATGTCAGAATTTTTCTCAGATGAAAGAGTCAAGATTGATTTAACTAAGCATTCAAAAGATTTTTACGATGGCATCATTTATCTGGGTGATTATATTTACAAGCGAGTGAAATTAAATCCTTGATAAAACAAAATGTCCTGCACCGGGACGAATCCACGAATACAGAACATTTGTTCTCTTCAAACAAATAATACCATGACTGGAAATATCTGTCAATGGTCTGTTACATAAAAACAGCGGTACACCCACCGACCAAAGTAAGTTGTACCGCTCTCACGTCTGGGAGTATTATACCACATTGGTGATCCCCAGGCAAGGAATTTGTGGAGGGTTACGGATATGATGGACAAAAAAGAAGAACTGAAGAACAATATTATGCTGAAAATGCGCTATCATCTGGACAGTCAGAAACTGGATCTGCTTGGAGTGGTACTCACCGATGAACTGACCAAGGTAGAAGTGGAGGCCCCAGAGACGGAGATCGCCACCGTGGATAATACCAATGATTATATCATGGAGCTGTTTATGCTCAAAAAAGCCCCAAAGCTGTCTGATAAGACCGTAAGACAGTATAATGATGCGGTGCGGCGGCTTATCGATTACTGCCCAAAGCCGCTTACCCGGATCACCAGTATGGATGTAGAGGGCTGGCTTAATAGCATTAAAGGGTGCAACAGCAATACATCTCTGAATAATCAGCGGCGGCACCTCAGCGCATTTTTTACATGGATGCGTAAAAGCAAGATCGTGACGGAGAATCCCGTGGAAAGCGTTGAAATTTACCCGGAGATTCAGAAGCCGGTAGATCACATGGAAGCGCAGGAATATGAAGAACTTAAGACAGGCTGCATCCGCAAGCGTGATCGGGCCATGATGGAACTGCTGCGGAGTACCGCCATAAGAGTAGGCGAAATGGAACGACTCAACGTGAATGACATTGATTGGCGCACCGGATCCGTGTCAGTGTATGGACAAAAGACCCGCACCTATCGGACCGTATACCTTGATGGTATTGCGCTTAAGTACCTCGGGGAGTATATCCAGGAGCGTGGATGTGGTATTAACAGTCGGGATCCTTTGTTTGTGTCCGATAGGTGTGCTCACGGGAAGTATAGCCGCCTGTCGGATGCCGGGATCCGTAGTGCACTCAAGAGCATCGCAAGCAGAGCGGAGGTTGAACGCCGGGTATATCCCCACCTCTTTAGAAAGACCACGGCCACCAATATCTGTAAGCGTGGCGGTACTATATGGGATGCAGGTCACTATCTGGGCCACAAGGACCGGAGCACGGCTGGCCAGCATTATGTTGCAGAGGATCAGGAGTGCATGAGATCTATTTTTAGGTTGAGAGTAGCTTCAGTTTAAAGCACATAGGATGGACTATATTAGAAAGGAGAAAGGGCGGCGCAGCCTATGGAAGGTATCTCCATGACAGATACCGAATTATTGAAATATGCTGTCGAAAATGGTATCATTGACACAGCACTTTTGCAGGAAAAAATAGAGATGCAAAAGAGAGAGGAATATCTAAAGAAGCACCCGTATGATATTTGGCAAGGAACAGATGGAAAATGGAGAACATATCTGCCTGATGAAATAAAAGGAAGGAGGCTTGTAAAAAGGAACAAACAGGAGGATGTGGAGAATACAGTAATATCATATTGGGAACAGCAGTCTGAAAATCCAACACTGAAAGAAATGTTCATTATGTACAATGATAGTAGACTACAAAACGGTCAAATATGCGATGCATCGCATTTGAGGTACATGCAGGATTTCAACAGATACTATGAAACTATTGAAAATCGCAGAATAAGGTCTATAACAGCTGATGAATTGTGCGAGTTTATGGAAACACGTGTATCAGAGTTAGACTTGGATAGTAAAAGTTTGTCAGGCTTTAAGACGGTAACAAAGGGACTGTTCAAACGAGCATACAGAAAGAAGTATGTTGACTTCCGGGTGCAGGAAGAAGTGTTGGATGTAATAGATTTGTCTGATAAGAAACTTCGTAAGGTACACAAGGAAGATTTTCAAGAAGTTTTTTCCGAGGAAGAATATGTACAATATATAGGGTTATTGGAAAATAAGCTGGATATATGGAACATGGCGTTGCTTTTGATACTGGTTACAGGCTTAAGAGGCGGAGAAGTAGTTTCACTTAAAAGAGAGCATATAAAATGTGTAAAGGGAAATTACTACATCGAAATACATTACACAGAGACCAGGTATAAAAAAGATGGTAAGTATGTATATGAGATTAAAGATGCTCCCAAAACGGATGCTGGTATCAGAAACGTGATCGTACCGAAACAATATAATTGGCTATGTAGCCAGCTGCTGATTAGAACTCCAGCAGGATCGTATATATTTGTAAATCCCCAAAGTGGAAAGCGATTCACAACAAATAGTCTGCGGAGAAGACAGGAACGGAACTGTAAAAAGCTAAATACCTATCAGAAATCACCGCATAAGAGTAGAAAAACATACGGATCTATTTTGAGGGATAATAAAATCGATGATAATTTGGTTATTCAGCAGATGGGTCATGTGGATATTTCTACTACGGAAGAGTACTATCACAGAAACATGAAGAGTGTTGAGAGAAAAGCAGAGATATTAAATGAGATACCTATATTCGAAGCTAAGTTATCTTGA